AGAAGCCCAGCAGCCAACATCTGCCGCAGCCAGCACCGCATCCATGCGCGGGTCCGGCAGCTGTTGATCACGCATACGGCGCAGCTCACGCCATACCGTTACCGGCGCGCCACCAATTTGCTGAAACTGACGAATGCACCAACGGGATGCCCAGGCAGAAACTGCTTTGGACATGTCACGCAGGCTTTCGCCAGTTTCGCCATCTTTCTCACCATCGAGCGCATAACCATCGATGTTCTTGGAAATGTATTTGGCGATGTAGCCGGTAGCACTGCCTTTGGAGGGATCGATACTTTCGACGTGGAAACGGGCGCGGCGAGCGGCATCGCTATTCATTTCGTGTGCGTCTTCTTCACGGGCATAGCGGGCCATGATGTCGTGAACGCGTTGTCTATGCTCCGGCATCATGAACAGCAGCATGTGCCAGTGCGGGGTGCCGTCGTGATGAGGCTCTACCACACGGAAGCCAAACACGTGGATATCTTCACGGGACAGCGCTGCCCGGATTTTTGACCATACTTTGCAGAGATAGCGCTGCGTATCGCGTGGGCTGGCTCCGTTCCATTGAGAGACAAAGCCGCCCTGGCTGTAAACTGCATGGTATTTTGACGGCGCGGTCAGCGTATAAAACTCTCCAACGCAGCCGGTCTCCTGCGCGATATCTTCAAATCCGCGCATGCGCACCATCAGTTCACAGCGACGAATAGCTGGATTGGCATTGCTGCGGTTAACCATATCCTCCAGCGCAATGCGATCGCCTTCACTGTTAATCAGGTCAAAGCGTTTGAAAAACTCTCGATTGCGTTTCTTCTGCTCAACCCATTCCGCCAGGGTGCCGCGTGATACATAAGGCGAGGCCGCTTTCTGTACCTGGCCAACCGCAATCGCCATGTGCTCACGCTGTAAATCACGCATCTTCTTCAGGCGTCCGCGCCACCACTCTGGCGCCATCATGCGCAGCAGGCCGGACTGCGCTTTGCGTAACGCAAGCGAGCCGCGGCCAGCCTGATATTCGGCCCAGTAAGGCGGGGTTGTTCCGGTCAGGGATGAAAGCTCGGACAGGTAGCGGTAAGCCATCAGGGTGATCGCTTCCTCGTCGGCGTCATCGGGCAGGGTTACGGCGTCGGTAAAATCAGCGAGGCTTTGTGACATGAACGTCCCGACCTTATAAGCCAGATCACGCACATCCTGACGGCCTAACGTGGGTAAACGTTCTAACTGTTTAATGAAGGGCAATTCATTTGCCGCTGACTCGGGCAATTTGTAGCGGCTTTTCACCAGTTGCAGGCGTGGCAATACATTCTGGCCGATTGTCTGGCGTAAAAATGCATTGGCGCGCCGGCGGCCCTGATTACCGGACAGCAATTTCTGGTAGCGATCTTTGAAATAGCCAGCCAGATAATCAGGCATGTCATGCAGGTACTGGCTGCGCCAGCTGTGGTCGTCGGGATTGACATGCCACAGCTGTAACTCAGCTAAAGAAATATCACGCGGGGTTTTACCACCAAACACTTCACGCTGCGTTTTTAGCGCAGCGTGGTAATCACCGTTGTGTTCAGCCGGAATGGCAGCACTGGCTGTCACTGGTCGGCTCCTGCATGGTGGCAGCTCATACGGCGCTGCCCTTGTAATGCATGCTTTTTAGTTCGCTAATCTGCTGACAGTTCACGCAGCGGGTAACCCCTTTCACAGCGCGGCGACGCGCTTCAGGTATATCCACACCACAGTCCAGGCAGAAGAATTCGCTAATCACAATTGGCCGGCCGGTGACGTTTGCCAGATTACGTTCCAGCTCCTGCTGAACACGCGCCTGAACCAGATCCATTGAATCAGCCATTAGTGCAGCTCCCGTGATTCATGCTCAAAACGCTCGGCTTCCTGCCGCAGCAGCTCAGCTGCTTCAACGCCGTTCAGCCCTTTTTTATGGATATGCACTGCCAGAGCTGCAAGGCGGACAGAAAACTTAAGCGCACGGTCCTTGCGCTCTTCATTGCGTGCCGCGGTGAGCAGGTTCTGCATAGCCAGCTCGTCAGCTTCAAAGCTATGTGTTTCAATATTTCGCATTTCTCTATCTCCGAAATTTGGGCAAAAGAATGCCCGGCGGGTTTACGCCATTTATTTTTTGGGTTTATTTAATTAGAAAGCGTCAATCTTTTGGGAAATAAGCTCACAACAGCGCGGAAATGATTCATCGCCACTATCAGCGCATTCTTTTCATCACCGGTTAGTTCATTAAACTGCACGTCATGACGCTCTTTGCTGATGTTAGCCAGAAAGAAAATTGCTGCTAACGCTCTTTTGTTCTGCTCATACTGCGCATCACGTTTGTCGTTCATATCTGCCAGAAAACGCTTTAACTCATTTCCGCAATTGTCGCCCCATAGCTGGGCGCGGATCGCAGCGATATGGTTTAAGCCGCTAACACGCTGGCCTGCATTTAATTGAACAGCATTGCTTTCAGTTTCGATTGCCATTTTTTCTTGCTCCCGTTTCCGGTTAATTCGTTTAACAGCTCACGCTGTGAGGGACCTGGGTGCCAGCGTTTACCGTCTTTGCTCATGATCCAGCCATGTCCGAAAGCAGGTAGCTGGTTTTGCCGCTTTAAAAGCGGTGCGATAGAGAAAGCCATTTGCCTTAACTGATCCCCATGGAAGCGCCAATCCCACCTACTGCATCCAGAGTGGATGCCAGCGCAGGGTTGCTATGAATGCGCGCGTGAACAGCCAGCGCGGCCAGAGAGAGATACCGCACGCCGGAGTTGATGTTGCTCACTAACGCGTTTCTCCGTCCCGGCGTCATTTTCTCACCGGAGGCGGCAAAGGCGGCCAGTTGCCCTACTTCAGCTGTTGCTCGCAATGCGTAGATATCCAGCTTCTCTGTGGTCAGCTCGTTGACCGGCACGGATGGCAGGCAGTGCATTTGGGAAAGCAATGCATCTAACATGCTGGCGTCTTCCGTTACGTCAGTGATCCGCATTAGGTCAATGCAAGTCAGCTGATGTTTTTGCTCGGGGTTGAGTTTGTTCCGCAGCATTTGAACGTTCATGCCGGCGGCCTGCGCAACTTCAGTAAGGTTGTGACGAAGCGCAAACTCACGGCAGGCGTTATCAAAGTGCGGGTGTTTAGAAACCTGAAAATCAAACATGGTGAATAACCTCGATTAATCCCAATATGGAATCCATCAGCCCTGCATTGTGATTTCACAGCCAGCGGCCGCTTCAATCGTCAATGCAACCATGTTGATCTCGATGAGACCGTTAACGCCCTCTTTCTTCCTAATGGGCAGACGGTTCTCGCGGTACATCTGGCGCACGGTGCCCTCCTTGTAACCAGTGCGACGGCAGAACTCTTCAACCGTAATGTACGGTTCGGAGATGACCAGATTGATTGATGGGCGCATTGAAAGTTTACGGGTCATGATGCACTATCCTCTGTTGAGTTTTAGCCAACTCTATTTATCACTATTAAACACGTCGCCATACGACAAGTGAATATTAGGATCACAAATTGGAAAGGTCAACGAAAGATTTTACGAGTCGTAAAGCGCCAACTTTACCAGAGGGTGGTAAAGAACCCATTGAGCGCATCGTCCAGGCATACGGTTTCTCATCGCGCCAGGCGCTTTGCCGCCACTTAAACGTGTCACAAAGCACCATGGCTAACCGCATAATGCGTGGGAATTTTCCTGCTGATTGGGTATTGATTTGCTCAATGGAAACGGGAACTTCGCTTGAGTGGCTTACCTACGGTCATGGTGATGCAAAAAACACAATTCAAGATACTGCATCAGCTAAGATCAAGCACAAAAAAATCACAAATGGGAATTTTTCCACATCAGATTGGGTTGAGTATGACTCAAGCCTCCTGCCAAGTGATGTTGTATCACCGTTATTGATCACATTTGAGAAGCTGAATTACCTAGTAGATGAGACTGAAGTTGATGTGACTGACGGCCTGTGGTTAATCGAAATTGATAATCTTGTTAGCGTGAAAGAACTCTATCGTTTTCCGGGCGGCCGGATTCGTGTTGAGAACGGGAAAGCATCGTTTGAGTGCAAGGCAGAAGACATCAAAGTGCTGGGTAAGGTTGTTGCTCGCACCGAATATCTGTAAGGCAGGATATGGCTGTAAGTAAATTACTCAATGGGAGATGGCAGGCACAGGTTTTCCCAAACGGCCGTGACGGCAAAAGGATTCGCCGCCAGTTTGCGACGAAGGGCGAAGCACAATCCTATGAGAAGTTTGTAAAAGAACAGGCTCAAGATAAGCCCTGGCTGGGAGAGAAAGCAGATAAGCGGCGGGTAATTGAGCTGGTTGAATTGTGGTTCAACACGCATGGCATTACGTTGGCGGATGGCGAGAAGCGGCGAACCACAATGGCTTTCGCCTGTGAAGCAATGGGAAACCCACTCGCTACAGAGTTTAACGCTAAAATTTTTGCGTCTTATCGTGAGCAGAGGTTAAGCGGGAAGATCACTCGCTCCACTCGAGTGAAGACGGTTACGCCTCGCACGGTAAATCTAGAGCTGGCATATTTCAGGGCGATGTTTAACGAGTTACGCCGGTTAGATGAATGGACCGCACCGAACCCGTTAGAAAACGTGCGCGAGTTTAAAATCAGTGAATCTGAGATGGCGTACCTCACCATTGAGGAAATCAGAACCCTCCTCGCCGAATGTGAGAACAGCCGATCTAAAGATCTGACGACCATTGTGAAAATCTGCCTGGCAACAGGTGCACGATGGAGTGAAGCCGAAGGCTTGAAGGGGAACCAAATCCGCACCGGTCAGATCATCTACGTGAAAACTAAAGGCAAGAAAAACCGAGCGGTGCCGATAACTGAAAAATTACAGGTTGATCTGCCATCCAGCAGAAAGGCGCAGTTGCTCTTTAAACCATGTTATTCAGCATTCAGAAAGGCCATGCAACGCGCCGGTATCGAGACACCTGCTGGGCAGCTGACGCATGTTCTGCGCCACACCTTCGCATCTCACTTTATGATGAATGGCGGCAACATTCTTGTGCTCCAGCGTATATTGGGGCACACGGATATTAAGGTGACGATGCGTTATGCACACTTTGCTCCTGATCACTTATCTGAAGCTTTGTCACTGAACCCACTAAATCATATTTAATCATGTTAGAAATTTTAGTTTAAATCGAATAACTATGCTGAGATGATATAAATATAATACAACATTTAAATGGAAATTTAAGGAGGAATTAAA